AACGGCCAAGTACGGTGATGGCAACATGTCAACGGGATTCATTCCTGGTACATACCGTGAATCCGTTCTGTATCTTGATCCTAAGCATATTCCACTGGATCCAGGAAAGCTTTCAACGTTTGAAGGACCAGTTCACGGTTTCAGTGAGAGGTACGTGATCGGTTGGTCGCGACTCTCGGATCGCAAGGCGAAGCTTCCCGTTGAAAAGGGAATCACTGCGGCCATAGACCCTAAGCAGATGAAAACAATCGCAAGCAATGTGAAGAAGGTTGAAAGTCAGGTGGATGGCCTGTACGCGTCAGCCTACAGTAAATTATTCAGAAAAGGAGAAATTGATCTCCAACCTATAGATCAATTAAGCAAAGGGGAAATTAAAGATATTGTTAATCAATATACTTTTGATCTGGAAGCTTTGGACGCACCCCTTTTCCAACAAATAAAGCAGTTTGAAAACAAGCTGGCGGGCGACAAATTCAAGCTGAATAAGATGAAAGCGGCTTCAAAGGGGGAGGAGATCCGCGTGACGTTCGCCGATGAGATTCAATCCGACGTGCTGCAGAACGCTAAGCGAATGGAGGAGAAGTTCAAGGAAGCCCTGGGGGATCTCATAGACAAGAATAAGATATTCAGGGAGCAGGAAATAGTTAGAGAGTCAAGAGGGTATGGAGGACGCTTCCAGAATATGAACCCGGAAGTCGTTGAATATTTTCTTAAGAATAAAACTGTTTTTCGCCCCATCTTTCAGACCGCCCAGGAGATGCAGATGTTTATGGACGAGTTCGCCAAGACACAGAAGATTTTCACGGAGCTGGCTGCGGCGGGAAAATGGCCGTCCAAGGAACTGATGAAACAAGCGGAAGCTGCACGAAAGACAGAATCAAAACTTCTGAGTGAATTAGAAAAGTCATTAACTCAGGAATCAATGAAGATCTTACAGCCTAATATTCCGTTCAAGGACAGAACCGAATGGGGCGAGGCGCTCATCAAGCGCGACTTGTATCAGGGGGCGCAGAGGTTGTTTGTTGACAAGGCTGATGATGCGGCGACAATGTATGTCATTTCACCGGCAAAACCGATTAGTGAAACATACTGGAAGGGACAAAACTATGGTGGAACCCACACTCCACTTTCCCAAAGGACAAAGGATATGAAAGGGATAGGAATGGAGGAATTTTATGGCGGTCCTAACTCTATGGCGCCAAAGACATGGCAGATCGTCCAGGGCGAGGGAAAAAATAAAAAAATTATAAAAGGAAAATTTAAAACAAAGGATGAAGCAAGAGCGGAATGGTCACAGATGGAGGACAGAGGATCTTTTAAAATTGAAGATGACCAAAAACATTACACTTCCGTATTGGAAAAAGCATTAAGACGCGCGGCCTTGGAGAATAATTCAGAAGTAGTAACAGTAAAGGTTAAGATGGGAGATAAATGGGTTGACGCTTTTGGTATCAAATTTACACCGGAAATGCTATTACCACATAAAACTCATAGAAAAGACGGAGGTATGGTGTATACTCCTGAACTAATTGATATATTTGAGGCAGCATAATGGCAATTGATCGACCTATTGGATTTACTCCCAACTCGCCACCAGGATTTCCTGAAGAACAGGAAAAAGCAGTACAGCAAATGGTGGAAATGCAAGTAGAAGACGGAACCCGACCTGAGGTAGAATTACTCGATGACGGGAGCGCTATTGTAGGCGAACAAGAAAGAACTCTTGAAACCACTTTTGACATGAATCTGGCTGAAGTCTTGGAAGACTCCGAGCTGGGAAGAATATCAAATGAACTGCAAGAGGCGTTTGAGGATGATAAAGCTTCGCGTAAGGATTGGGAAGACACTTACAAAAAGGGACTTGATCTTTTAGGATTTAAATATCAGGAACGCACAATGCCATTCGCAGGAGCAAGCAGTGTTACGCACCCTATGCTCTCTGAAGCGATTACACAATTTCAAGCACAAGCCTATAAAGAATTACTGCCATCAGGAGGGCCGGTTAATACACAAATTTTAGGACACATTACCACTCAAAAAGAGGAGCAGGCTCAACGGGTGAAGGATTATATGAATTATCAAATTTCTCATGTTATGGAAGAATATGATCCAGATCTTGATTTATTATTATTTTATCTGCCTTTATCAGGATCAGCATTTAAAAAAGTTTACTATGATGAAGCATTGGAACGCGCAGTTTCTAAATTTATTCCTTCGGATGACTTTTATGTTCCTTATCTCGCAACTGATCTGCCATCATGCGAACGCGTCACCCATACTATTCGTAAAAGTAAAAATGAAGTAAGAAAATTACAAGTAGCGGGATTATACCGTGATGTGGATCTGATGGTATCTACTACAGAAACAGGAATTCAAGAGAAAGAAGATCAAATTGCAGGAATGAAAAAATCCTATCAAAAAGAGGATTATCAATTACTGGAAATGCATGTTGATTTAAATATTGAAGGAATAGATAGTGAAGATGGAATTAAAGTTCCGTATATCGTCACTTTAGATGAAGGATCTGCACAAGTTCTTTCCATTTACCGAAATTATAATGAAGATGATCCTAAGAAGAAAAAGAAACAATATTTTGTTCATTATAAGTTCTTACCTGGCTTTAGCTTTTATGGTTTTGGTCTTATCCACATGCTCGGAGGGCTCTCAAGAACTGCAACGTCAGCACTTAGACAGCTTATCGATGCAGGTACGTTGTCCAATCTTCCAGCGGGCTTTAAAGCTCGAGGGTTGCGAATTAAGGATGATGACTCCCCTCTCCAACCAGGAGAATTCAGGGATGTAGACGCTCCTTCTGGTGATCTTCGCCAGGGACTATTACCATTACCTTATAAAGAACCAAGTCAAACCTTATTTGCTTTATTAGGTTTCGTTGTTGAAGCGGGAACACGATTTGCTTCTGTCGCTGATCAAAAGATTGGAGACAGTGTTGCATCCAATGCGCCTGTCGGAACTACAATGGCATTAATGGAACGAGGCGCTCGCATTATGTCTGCTATTCATAAGCGCTTACATTATGCACAAAAAATTGAATTTAAATTACTGGCCAAAATATTTTCTGAGTCTCTTCCTCCAATGTATCCATATGAAGTTGGAAAAGATGCAGTCCCAAGTTTAAAGGTAGAAGATTTTAGTGATGAAATAGACATTCTTCCTGTTTCAGATCCTAATATTTTTTCCATGGCTCAGCGTGTAACATTGGCGCAGACGCAATTGCAATTGGCACAAACTGATCCTCAAGCTCATAATATGTATGAGGCCTATCATCGCATGTATCAGGCACTGGGAGTAAAGGACATTGATACTATTTTACCAGTTCCTGAAGCCCCTAAACCAAAAGATCCGGCAGTGGAGAATGCTGCTTCCTTGAAAGGAGAGAAGCTGATAGCATTCAGGGAACAAAATCAATTAGCTCATATTGACGCACACAGCGCATTTATGTCTTCTGTTTTAGTTAAAAATAATCCTCAAGTAACGGCTATTTTACAAGGTCATATCGTTGAACACGTGGGCTTGCAGGCTCGAGCGGAAGTGGAACAGGAAAATGGCCCAGCAATTCAAGAGCAAGCACAACAATATGGAGGTCAATTGCCTCAAGAATTACAAATTCAGTTCCAGGAAGCAATGGAACAACAGATAGCTGAGAAAATTGCTCTTATGATCGAGGAAATGGTGGCAGAAGAACAGGAAATGATGGACGAATTAAGAGAAGATCCATTAGTAGATCTTAAACAGCAAGAAATTAATCTTCGTGAACAGGATATTGAGCGCAAGACGCGTGCAGATGAGGCTAAAATAGGCATTGATCAGGAAAAATTGGATCAAGATGCTCAATTAACACAAGATAAAATACAATCTCAGGAGGACATTGCGCAATTAAGAGCTAATGTTAACTTGATTAAGCAAAAAGAGGTTGAAAAGAGCAAAAAACGTCCAAAAAAAGTGGATGTGAAGAAAGACATCCGTTTTGAGAACTAATATTGGGATTGTAAAAGTGATAAATGAGTCTAAAATAAACACTATGGAAAAACTGACCCAAGCGGATGTAAAATTACAGCATTTTTTTAATGGCATGTTGGAAATGGCAGAAAAAACTTCCAAAAGTGGTGAAGATAGTATACTTTTAGCCGGTGCCATGATGAGTGCTGCTCGAGTCATCTATTATGATTGCTTGGGACCCGACCAGGGACAGCATTTAATGGATAACAACACTGTTGGTCTCATCGAACTGCTGAAACCGACAATACACTAGGAGAAGAACATGGTTACAGCTAAATACATAAACGGATCTAAATATCCTAATGCGAAAATGACTGTTTCTGACGCGATGAATCCTTATGCAGGCCCTAATGTGAATAAGACATCAGAAGTATCCACAGCACAGGTAGCAATACCCGGACCAAAGGTTGTAGATAATTTAGGTGAGGGACCAAAAGGACAGCGCAGTAAGATGCAGATTAAGAAGGTTGCTTTTAAAGGCGTTTTTTAGTAAATTCATTTTTAATTTAATTAAGGAGGTTTCATATGAAACTTTTAAAGGATCTTTGGGGCTGGCTCAAGGAATGGAATGACTGGGGCATGAAAGACTGGATTAAAGCCGGTATCATTGTCGTTGTCGTTCTGTTTGTTCTATGGAAAATGACAGGTGTTGGAGCGTAAATGCTCAATCTCCTGTCAGGACTACTAGGTGGTAAGGGCGGAGCTCTCAAACAAATTTCTAACGTTATTGACGAGTTACATACTTCAGAGGAAGAGAAATTAGATAAAAAGATTTTAATGCAGCGCATCCAGCAAAAACTTGCTGAGAAACAAATTGATGTCAACATCAAAGAAGGCGCCCATAAGTCGATTTTTGTCGCGGGCTGGAGGCCCATGATCGGCTGGACGGGGGCCTTCGCGCTAATTTTTGAGTTCATCGTATCCCCGGGAATTGAATGGTATGCGAAGTTCTCAGGACTTGATATAACGGCTCCTGAAATTCAAACTGGCCCCTTGCTGGCCATCGTCACCTCAATGCTCGGAGTCGCCGGGCTCAGAAGTTTCGAGAAAAGCAAGGGCTTAACAAAATAAGGAGAAATTATGAAACCCAAAACTAAGAAAAAGAAACAAACACCCCTTCAAAAAATTCAAAAAGAACTGGACAAGCTTGCAGCTCTTCACGAAAAGGAAGAGGCGATAGTCGAGAAGATTGAAGAAATAATTTCTGAAGAGGAGGAGTAGATGGGCGATAATGGTAAAAAAGCTGATGATCAAGCTAGAGCAATGGCGAACTGGAAACTTTTAAAAAACGCTTCACCTGCAAGTAAAAAAGCAATTAGAAAAATCTTAAATAATGAAAGACTGGCGAAAGAAGCAACAAAAAAGAAAGATAAGGAATTAATTGCCCGTAAATCACAGAAAAAAGTTAAATCACCACATAGTTAAAAAAGGAGAATTAGATGCCTATCGTTGGAAATAAAAAATATCCCTACACCAAAGTAGGAATTAAAAGTGCCCTTTAAATCTGAAAAACAAAAGAAATTTTTATTTGCCAACAAGCCGGAAATCGCTAAAAAGTGGGCGAAGAAATATAAGAAGGGCGGTACTGTAGTGAAAGTCAAGCCACGGGGATTCAGTCGAATGCTTCCGAGCAAAAGACCGACCACAAAGATATACAGGAGTCAAGGAAGATGATGAAAATTTATACCTACAAAGATATACAGGAGTCAAGGAAGATGATGCTCGAAAAAAGAATCATGGACCATGAAGGATTCCGTAAAAAAATT